CTTCTCGTTCGGCTTCCAGGCCCTCGACATCGACGGTACGATGGTCATGGAGTCGCACGGGTCGCCCAACACGGCCTCCCAGCGCGTCTTCACGTCCTTCGACGCCTCCGCCAACTACATGGCGATGCTCCAGGACGTGACGATGCACCCGCTGGCCCGCTCCAGCCCCGAGGAGACGTTCGCCACCGACGCCTACGGCGTCCTGGTGTCCGAGTCGCCCAGCCGGATTCAGGTCCGGGACGGACTGGCCTGACCATGCCGGGTGACGCAACGGCCCTGGCGACGGGCCTCGGTTCGGTCGCGGTTGACAGCCGCGCCTACCTCACGACCGTCACGCTGTCCTCCGGGAGCGCCACGCTCACGTACACGGACATCGACGGTATCGAGGAGGACCCGGCTACGGAGCCGTACGTGTTCGTCACAGGACCAACCGGCGGCGAGACAGTCTCCGCGAAGGGTACGACGCAGTGTACCATCGGCGGAGACACCACGGACGACGTGGAGTGCCTCGTCGTGTTCCCCCAGCAGGGGTGAACTGAGGGAGGGGATTAATCCCCTCTACACTCGTACACTCTACGTATGCCCGTCAACGAACTGGTAGACGACAGCGTTCAGTACTGTTCTACGGGCGACGTAGAGCGGTACATCCGCAACAAGTCGTTCGACGCTTCCTCTGACCCGTCTGAATCCGAGGTTCAGGAGATGATTCTGGGCGCGTCGGAGGAAGTGGACGACTACACGCGCCGGGCGTGGCGGACTCGTAAGGTATCGGAACGAGAACAGTCCGTAGAGATGCCGTCCCGACTCAAGAGCGACTTCCAGCGGAAGCGGCGCGCCTCTACCTCCCGTGGCTTCCTCCGTCCCATCGAGCGGTGGGTCCAGGTGTTCCTCCCGCACCAGCACCTCAAGGCCATCGACGCGGCGCAGGGCGACGAGATACTGGTCCTGGAGCCGGAGGGGACGCGGGACATCACAGCGGACGGAGGACAGCGCACGGAGGACGATGAGTGGTATCTGGATACTCGGAAGGGTATCCTCCACGTTGACGCTACGAACTTCCGTGTCGGCCCTGTGCGAGGCTCTGGGATGATTCAGGACCCACAGGTCCGCGTCTCCTACCGCTACGGGATGACCTCCAGCGACAACGACACGGATAACGTCCCAGACGACCTGCCGCGGGCCGTCCGAGTCGCTACGGCGAAGATAGTCGCGGCGGACCTCATCAACTCGGACACCTACGGCGCGGCGCTGGCCTCCGGGCCGGAGAACACCCCGGACCAGACGACCGCGGCGGAGCGCCTTCGGACACAGGCGTTCGACGCGCTCGGTAAGTATCGGGACAACCCGGTGATGCTCTGATGGCGGGGGAGGTAGAGGTCCGAACGGAAGGCTCCGAAGGCGGCCTCTCCACGAAGGACATCATCGACGGGATGGAGGGAGCGGTCCTCATCAACTACTCCGTCGAATACGCGATGTACGTGGAGTTTCCGACCTCGTACTCCAGCGGCCCGCCGTACAGCGTCATCCGCGAGTGGGTGGACCGGAAGTGGAACGACCTCAGCGAGGGCATCAAGACGGACGAGGACGGGGAGCCGATGAGCAAGGACGCCGTAGCGTGGAAGGTCCGCAACGCCATCAACGAGAACGGCCAGCGCGGAGTCCACTTCGGCGGACGCTCCCTCAATCGGATGGAGCGGAACGCGCCCGCTGTGATGGCGCAGTACGCCGGAACGGGCGACCCGGACGCTCCCCAGAAGGCGCTGGTCGAACTGGCGAACGGCGGCTTCGCCATGTCCCAGCGCATCATCTCCCAGGAGGCGACGGACACGGGCAACCTGCTCCAGAGCGGCTCTATCGCCTTCTTTGAGGACCCGGATAGCGCGCCGGACGGCTCCCCGGACGCCCAGAGCGACGGCCAGATGCGAGAAGGGAGCGTGGTAGACTGATGGTGGTCTCCGACGTGGACTGGGACGTGGCCGCGCTGACCCGCGACCTCATCGACAACCAGTGGGGCGCACTCCCGGACTCCACGAACCCGGACAAGCCGGACCACATCGAACTGCTCTCGGAGGACGCGGACGGCAACCCGCGGAAGGGCGTGGACTACACGCAGGAGTACATCCTCGTCTCCGAGACGAGTACGAGGGGTCAGACGTACATCGACGGCCCGCGGGACGTGGTAGACCTGGACGCCTCCGCGTTCGTGGAGGTCAGTACGCCGCAGGGCCGCTCCCGCCGGGAGGAACTGTGGTCGGAACTGCTGGTCATCAGCACCTACGCCCGGAAGCGGAGCGCCGGGACGCCCGGCGGCTGGGATACAGTCGTCGTAGACGGCGCAACGATAGACGACGAGATATTCAACTGGTGGACCTACGAACTGGAGTGGTCCTACCGCGCGGAAGCGAGAACGCTGTGATACAGATGCTACGAGCAACCATCCGAACGAAACTGTACCGAATCCCCGGGGCAGACAGGGAGGACGCGGACGGCTCCCTGCTCCCGGGCGAACGCTCCCGTCTCCGCGGGCCGCTCCAGACCTACGGCTCCGCGGACTCCCCGGACGAGTTCGACATCCGCGAGCGCGTTCCCGAGGAGTTTTCCTACGACGAGACGCCGCAGGCGGAGGGACAGCGCGCCCGACGCATCGAGGAAGCCATCGCGGAACACTGCGACGGCTTCGAGCGCGTCTCTGAGGACGCTGACGGGGACACGACTAAGGCGGAGGACAACGAGGAGTGAGGTAAGAGCATGGCTGACCCGTACAAAGGCGAGGACACTCAACTCGTCGTCGGCGTCGAATCGACCCAGGGCACGAGCGTAGCGCCCACCCGCACCCTCGGGAAGGTTGCGGAGGAAGCAACTCCCCCGGACCCGGAGCAGGACTGGATGGTCACGCGCGTCATCGGCGGCAACCGTGAGCCGTTCCAGAAGCACGAGGGCCAGCGGACGTTCCAGGGCGGGGACGTTCCCATCATCCTCCAGGACGGCGCGCCGCTGGCGTACCTCCTGGGGAGCGAGTCGTACACGGCTCCGACCCACACCATCACGGCGAAGCAGGACGGGAAGCCGCCGAGTCAGACGATGGAGGTCGTCTACTACGGGCGCGGCGGCGGCAACGACTTCGTTCGGACCTTCCAGGGGTGCGTCCCGGAGTCCGGCGAAATCTCGATGAACAACGACGACGAACTGACCGTCTCCCTCTCCTACTGGGCGCTCGGCGTCAACGTCGGCTCCAGCCCCACGGCGGGCATCTCCGTCCCGGACGTGGACCCGTGGCTGTTCTCGGACGCCTCCAGCCAACTCAGCCTGTTCGGGTCGAACTTCGCCCGCTTCCAGGACTTCACGCTGTCCGTCAGCAACAACCTGGAGGAAGGCCGCTACATCGTCCCGGACGCGGAGGTCCCGAGCGGTGACGGGAAGGACCCGTACGAAATCACCTACGGCAACGTGGACTACGAACTGTCCGCGACCATCACGGTAGAGGACAACAGCCTCTATAACGAACTCGTGAACCCCACGTCGGGCGGCTTCACGGCGGAGATGGCGTTCACCCGCTCGAACGGAGACACTATCACCATCACGGCGACGGGCTGTAACTTCGCGGACGGCGCGCACCCCATCCCCGCGGACTCCTCGAAGATTGAGGTCGAAGTGACGATGACGCCGGAGTCCCTCACCATCACGGTGGACGACTCCAACTCGTCCGCGGCCTACCTCTGAACGGCCCGCGCCTCCACTACATTTACAGCCGTGCCCTGCTTCTACCCGGGTAGAGCGACCTATGACCGACGACACCAGCGGTGAACTTCACGACACGACCGGAGCCGACCTGCCCGAGGGCGTCCTGGAGGACCTCCCGGAACACCTGAAGGGCCGAGACGACCTGCGGATGGCGGACGACGCGATGGGGGCGACCGTGAACCCCGAGGAGACGTGGACCAAGCCTCTCGTAGACGAGGAGACGGGGGAGGTCTACGTCGTGACGCTGACGGACATCTCCTGGCCGAAGAAGAACGACGTGTTCACGAACAGTCTGAAGCGTACAGGCCCGAACGACGGGAAACTGGACTTCGCGCACTACTACCGGGAGGTGGCGAAGGAGATGATAGTCGAAGTGGACCCACAGCCGGAGAACATGACCGTCTGGCTCCAGGGCCTCAAGTCGAACTTCGGCTCCCAACTGGAGGACGAACTGCCCGCGCCCGTCTCTGACCTGGAGGACACGACAGAGGAAAACTGAGACAGGCGGTACGTCGCACGAAGATTGAGGACCCGGAGGTCCTCCAGCACGTACCGCACGCGGTGGAGATGGTCCTGGTCAAGGACGCCGGCTACAACCTGGAGGACATCCGGGGCGAGTCCTACGTAGAGACGGAGGTAGTGCCTCCGTCGCCGTGGGAGTCGTTCGTAGGCGACCTCGTGCCGCCGAGCGTGTTCCGGGTGGTAGCGGGCGTCCTGGGACTGGGCGCGCTCACGAGCCTCGTGACGACCTCTGCCAGCCCTGCGATTATCTCCGTCCTCCTGGCCGTGGCGCTCCACTACCTCTCCGGCTTCAACCCGGAGCCACAGGAGGTCGTCCGGGAGGTAGAGAAGCCGGGTATGAGCGTCGATGAAGTTATGGGGCGGCTCGTACAACATGACGAACACGAACAGATGAAGAA